AAGCATAATTGTTGTCGTTTAAAAAAATCTTGTGGACAACGGAATCGATTTGATATTTATGTATAAAATTGTAAGAAGATTTTAATATTTTAATGTGAGTTTTACTCGGGCAACCCTTGTAACCAGTCATTGCATCATTCTCAAAAGTCAATTCCGGAATCAAAGAAACTAGTTCAGCAGGTAAGACAAAATTGTCATCGAAAAAATCAGGACACAACTCAACTAAATTTTCATGCGAGTAAGCGGATTCGCGAGGACCCACTGTGTGTACAAAGCGATTGCAATCTTTTGTGTGATAAATAGCACTACCACATTGGCCCGGACCCACGACTAAAACGTTAGACATGTAAACATTAGTTTCTTGATCGACTTCTTTCATTTTGTAATAGCAGGCAGGATGTTCTCCAAATTTCCGTATAGCAGCTTTACCAAAGATCTTTCGTTTGAAACCTTCAGTTATTGAATTCGTGATACGAGTTTCAAACTTCAAATTGACTTTACCACGATCGTCTCCTCCTATTTGATGACGTAACATGTATTGAGTTTTTGCACTTGTGTATAACACATCTGTGACAGGATGTTGTTCGGTAAAAACAGATACGTTGCGGGTGTACAAAAACTGTATTCCAGGCATGGTACCTTCTGCATGTTCATAATAAACATGATTGTCGCGAACAATAAATACATGGGAGTTACGATTATTCTTATCATATCGAGTGTATAGATCAATGACTTGATTTTGTTCAACAGCAATAACGTAGTTGATATTCAATTCAGCATATACGAGACACATAGCCATGAGGGAAAATTCCTTACTGGCTGGCACACCCAAATCCGAAGACACGTCTATGAAACGCTGAACTAGCATGTTCATAGTACCCTCATCATTGGCTATACCGAGCGAAGCCAACAAGCCGTTAACTACGCAAAGCTTACCCGTTCCACTGGCCGAATAAAACTTTCCGATGTGCAAAGGTCTCAGCATTTTGTTCCAAATTGCATTTGGTATGCGCTGAACGACCGGTTCGTTATGTATGAATGTTCTAAAAGGAGTATCAGCTATACGCAACCACGTGGAATCTTTAAAAATTTTATTTTTTTTTAACGTTACATCTCTTTTGGGTTTTTGTTTATTACAAAGTTTCTCTTCACCCGACTCATTAATGACTAGAATAGTTTTTTCAACGTTAACTGAGGGAAGTTGAAGTTGAGGCTTAAGGAGACTGGTCTTTACGATCTCTAATTTAGATCGTAGATCATCACTGAAACCATCGCGATGTTTGGATGTTTCATCTAATTCAAAATCACAATTTCCTGCTTCGATGTGTGAGAAGTTAGTAGTATTACCGCAATCTCGCGCTGATAAGTTAACCAACGTCTGACAACTGTCAAAAGACCGATCTTGTTCATGTTCTTGTTCTTCTATAATACTGACGACAGAATGTTCAATGTCTTGAGCCGCGTTAAGAACAGTATTAATTACGATTCGTTGATTACGATCAGCCTTGAGAGCTTCAGCTCTAGCGGTAGAAACTTCGTCACAGATAAGTTGTTGTGTAATAATGTGATCGGATTTAGTTTGCAAAGGTTCTGTTCCAGGTTTAGCCTGATCAGACACGAGGGACAGTATTCGATCTTCCTTGTTATGTTGATCCGAATCGATCGCAGTCAAGGTGGAAGTCACCGCCGGTGGGTTCAAATTGGCGTTTGCAATTTTCAAATCGACATTCACATTTAACAACACACTAACTAAGTCGATTCGTTGATCTTGGCTCGTGATTACAGAGCTTTGAATCGCTGTGCCATCAGCGAGGGGTTCATCCGTCAGTACTGCGTCAGCACCAACGATGTTTGGGATTGCAGATTCAAAAATTTCGTCGACTAAGCTACGAACGATAAACTCAACATCGGGACACTCGTCAGCACCTTGAAAGACGGAATCAAGGACTTCATTGATCAAGCCACAAATTACGTCGTTTGAATTCAAACAATCAATTACCGAACTCTGAGGGTCAGAATTTACAACGTTAAGTTCACTCGCCAGAATAGGACTATCTAATAAAGGATCAGTGCAAATCTTGTCGGTCGATGCCGAATGATCTGGTTCATAACTGTGATCGTCGCTATCTTCAATTATAGATTCCTCATCCTCATCAGCTGGTAGTAAAAAACTGGCTAGTCCTTTGTTGTTGTCATTGTTGTTATTATTACCACTGTCATCTTCTTCGTCTGAAAATTCGAATGCCTCTAACGATTCACATCGTTCGAGACCATTGTTGTGGAATTCTTTAAGAAGGGTTGAAACATTGGTCGTGGTCGCTTGACTAGAAACAGCAATTTGTAGAGCATTATCTCTTATACCGTTAACCATATTTGCACAGGAATGAACACTGTCGCATGGTAAACTTTGGACAGTAGCATTTCGCGAAAACTCAGCGAGCAAGCCATGCAAATTAAAGGATGATGCAGATGTAGTATCGGAATCGACGTTGGTATTTAAAGGATTAACAGCAACGTCTACGGGCACAACAGGATTTCCGACCAACGGAATTACCGGTGCAACGACGGGTGCTGCCTTAGCCACGTTTACCTGTTCCTCCACGAAAGGACAAGGTGGGGCTGAAGGTGTAACATTACCTCTGGCAGTACTACTACCAGCGTGAGGTTCAGGTTCAAATTCGACCTCTGAATCAGCAGTCGAACTTTCATCACTTGAAGTATCACAAAAGTATTGTTGTCTTAACACATCAGCAGCATTAATCTCATCCGTGGTAAAAACTCGAGTGGGTTTAACAGGTCTAACCGGTTGAATCTTATTGTTACTTCCGGCACGTTTGCTATCTACATTTCTTTTTTCGACGGTTTTTCCGCCGCGAGTAGGTAAGATCTTATTGTTATTATCATTATTATTATTATTATTGTTATTATTAGAATCGGTGTTCCCATTTGTATAACTGTTGGTGTTACCACCAGAACCGTTATTACTACTGGAAACAACGCCGACAGAAGTAGCTGGTGTACTGGCACTATTCAAGCCCAGAGCGGTAACCAACGGTTCTGTATGCTCTGCACGTTTAAACACTCGTTTAAACCAATCAATTGTCGGTTTAGATATTCCAAAAAAATTATTTTTTGCCCAAGTGGCAGCGTCAACGCCCATTATAACCAATCGGTCCAATACGGTCTGCTCGACTAACTCTTCGTAAGCATAAAAAAGTCTTATATTAGTTAAATCAGAAGAAAAATCGACACCGCAATGTTCACGTAAATACTCTCGAATACCACTTTCGTGGCGAGCGCCCAACTCGGGTTTGTCAAAACCGCACATAAGCGCAGTAATAAATAAAGCAGTGGTGGTAGACTTCTGAAGCTTCAAACGTTGTATACTCAAATCCTTCAATCTACCTAACACTTGATCTTGTCTCAGTTTTTCCAAGAACACCATCATATAAATAACAGTGGCCAATTTAAACAAAGGAAGTGCATCGATAGAATCAGGTACGGTTATACTAGTACCACTCACCATGACACGGTTGTTCATAGATCGTAAATAATCATGGATAGCGTGGTTAGATAATTTCTCTGGGTTTTTGGACAAACCTAAGCCATAAGACAAACCTTGCTGCACTAACTTGCGTGGGACAATTATTTGCTCGGCGGATAAGTCGTTCAAAGTCTTAACGTTACCCAATGGCACTGAATAATCAGCCCCATAATCGTAAACGCGAACGACCATGTACTCGCTGCACATAGGCCAAAAATTTCTAAAAAGATTAACGGTTCCGGGTAAAATATTACTACCTGTATGAACCAGTTTAAAAAATTGAACGCCACTACGATTTTCCAACAATTCATAATAATAAGCTTCGGTAGTAGAAAAAGCATGGTGTCTAGTTAAATAATTAAGATAATTGCTATATTTATGTTCGTAACCAGTTGAAACATCACCAACGAACGAAAACCTAATGGTATCTTTTTTAAGATCAATTTGATAATAAGCATTGACTCCTTTTACATAACCCTCGGTTTTTACGAACATTTCTGGTGTATATATAAAAGTACCCATCAACACTCGGACTTTGTGACGATTCATGATGTCTGGTAAGTCATCAAACTTTATGTCGTAGATACTGTGTATAGCAATTGCAACATCAGCAGGAAAATCGCAGTCTTGAGTTTTGTTTTCACACATAATTGAAGGTCTATCTGTAAAAAATTTTTTTACAGCTGTTGAACATGAGTCGAGAACAGCAGCTTTTTCATCAACCGAACGTTGATGTAAACACGCTACGGGTTCTGAATTTCTGAAGGCATATCGATTAATTCGAATAAGCCTTTCTGTTTTTCTCTGACCGTCTCTAATGTTCAAAATAGGCGAACACGAATGAACTGTGTGACGTCCTTTAGTAACGTGTTCAGCATAATTACCGCCGATGTCCAACAAATTGACACCGTTGCGATAACCTAAGCGCATAAGTAAGAGTTCTGTTTCGCACAACCGACTTACCTCGGCATGATCATGCGAAACTTTGTACAATTTTTGAAAATCAAATTCAAATTCGGGATAATCTCTAACAAGAGCATCCTCAACATCAGGGGAACAACTCACTTTGATCTTCAGCGGTCGTTTTTTTGAACGTTGAAAGGTGGAATAATTGTGCACAGACGATTCAGCAATAAACGCTGAACCATCATTGGCGTTTCCAACGTTGTTGTTGTTGTTGTTATTATTACTATTATTAAAATTTTTATTATTATTATTATTATTGTTTTCGACACCGTTGTTGTTACGTGCCGAGACCAAGTTGCGATCGGATTTAACTTGGTTAATTGCCGCATTAAGCGCAGCCAAAGAACGTGTATCGTTCTTTTTTCGAATGCTTCCGTCGATTTCATTGAAGCCAATAAAAGCCTCATCTAGATGTTCAGAAATCATACCAGGGCCCGTTAGAGCTTGATCGGCGTCTCTAGTTCCGGCATTAAAAGCATCCTGATCCAGGCCTACACCTGCACACCCCAAAACATGTTCGTGATTGTTCATGTTGGATTAAATCCAGAGAAGTTAGAAGGTAGAAAGTTGAAAATTTTAAATTTATGACGTAGTAAAT